AGGCAAGGCGATTTGTTCCGCTTTATTGGCTGCGACTTCTGCACGTTTAGCCGCATCTGTTGCTTTAATTGCGTTACTTGCGATTGATGTTTGTTTATTGTCAATGTCAGTTTTTAATGTGCGTGCTTGGCTCACCAACTCATTAATATCACGCTTATCAACTGTGGTTTGTCCTGCATACGCTTTTGCATCTGCCACTAGCTTTTCTGCTTTCGTTACATTAGCACTAGAAGTATCAAGTGCGGTATTGCTAGTCGCTAGTTTATCATCAACTGTACGGCTTAATTCTGTGATTTCACCGCCTAATGTCTTTATCGTTTCTGCATTAGCATTGATAGCATCACTTTCGGCTTTGATTTTTGTATACGCATCTATAGCATCATTTGCTGCCTTTGTCGATGTATCTACAATCTTACGTGCAACTGTTGCTGCATCTTCATCACTACCAACACGGATTAATAAAGCCCTATTCATTTTCTCTTGCATTTCTTGCATGATAAGGGTTAGTTTGTCAGCCATTCGTTCAATGTTTTGGTATGGGTATTCATCAGGTAAATCTGTACCTTGATTGATTAGTGTTCTACGTTCAAGAATAATCTTGTGCGTATTGTCTAATGGATCACCATCAGCAGGATATGTTAAAGTTTTGTTTTCTTTGTCATAGTCGATATTGCCTGTTTGTACGCTTTCTGTGCCGTCTGCATCCACCATGATTAAAGCTATATCTTCAATCATGTAAAAGTCATACGGCCATATCCATTTTTTATTAACTCCATCACATTGATAAACTACACTAGGTTTATTGACCTCTGGTATCATATTTGTTCCCCTTTCTAATTAAACAGGACTACCCATAATTGAGTAGTCCTTATTTATTAATGCTTGTCTTTCTTTTTAGATTTTTTATCTTTCAATCGTCTATCAAACATGATAGCCATAATGACATCTTCTAGTTTTGCATCCGTATCGGTTAGTGCAAATTTAGCCAATGTCCATAGTCCATCTGTTACAGTATCACTAAAACCTGTGATGCGGTTAGATACTTGTGATAGGCTTCTACCTACATCCATAGCACCTTTATTAGGCGATACAATTGCATTGCCTACATCATATAGTTTTTCAACGATTGATGCGGCCATTACTGTATTCCCTTTATTAAATACCTTTTCACCTAGAATGTATTTCATAGCCATATTGGAAATATCACGCACAATAGGTACACCCATAGTAGCTTGTGATACCAATTCTTCCCCAAAGGATTTTGCCAAATCTTCAGGGCTATCATCGTCTCCATTTGTCATAGCCTTGTACACCATCATGCCTAGTGCTTGTGCGGTCAAAGTCCACCATAGCATACGCACGAATCGTCCGTAATTGCCTTGGTCTTTCCGTGCATAGTTACCCTCAGCAATGATATTGTACAAAGTGTTAGCGTAGGAATAGAATGGTACAAATAGTTGAGTGAGTACATTTCTTGAACGTTGGATGCCTGCACTATCTTTTGTATCACCGCTACCGAATATATCTCTTACGGCTCTATCGCCAGCACTAATAGCTTCCTGTTCTACAAATTCTGCCGTTACTCCCTCAACACTTTGCAACTCTAGTACTTTCTTATCGTATGCAAATTTCCATACAGGAATAGATAACGCAAAATCAGTTTCTGTTAACAGTCTAAATCCCATTTGGTTAATATCATCACGGATATTAGCTAGTTGTTCGGCTTTATAACCACCTATGTTAGTATCACCAATACGTAATCCTTTACCCTCAATGGATAGCCCTTGTTTCAAATCCTTATCTAAGGTTTGAACACGTTCCCTCATGAATATAGATTGAGTTAACACAAAATCACGTGTTGCGTTGTACTTGGCTGTACCTACACCATAGAACCCAATACCTGCATCACTAATTGCTTTGAGTGTATTTCCTACGCCAATACGATACATGGCAACAGGAATATTCAACGCATTTTGTAATGCTACGGATACACGGCCAGCCATAACTGCGGTAGAGGTATTTTTCTTTAATGTCATTACCAATCTACCCCATGCATCGAGTTTCGCTGCTTCATCTTTCCAGTTATCACGAACCCAAGTTCGCAAGAATTGATAGGTTTCCATTCCGAATTTATCAACGATGTACTCTTGGAAACGGCTATTACCAACTAGCTTATTTACATCCGTTACTGCTTTTCGCATTGTAACGTGATTAATAGCCTCTGTAATCGCATTAGGGATAACATCAAAATCAAGCATCAAGGACTTGCCTTTGACTACATCCAAACGTGATTTAGTAGCACCCATACCTGTACCAAAGATTGCATTACTAGCAATCATCGTTTTGGCAATATCCTCTGTTTCAAAATCAGATACTTTAGCACTGACTTTAGGATTGTACACAATAGGGAAATATTGACCTTGAATTTCTCTACCGCCAATTGTAAATGTAATCCCTTTTTCTTTTTTCAAAGGATTACCATACAATTCCTCTTGTACCTTACTTCGCTCTTCATAGAATGAATTGATATGTTCCCATGTGCGGATAACAAATTCCCAGTCCTTATCCGTCATGTATTCTTGGAACGCTCGTTCCATTTCTACTTCATTACTTTGGATAGTTTCCAATGCACGTTGTCTATTCTTTTCTGTACCCCAATTCAAAGCAAGCATGATGATTTGCTCTTTGGTAACATTGCGTAATTCGCCTACATTATAGAAATGATCATTGCGAACATCAAAGAGTTGTTTCTTGGAATATACTGCTTTTACATCTCTGGCCAATCTATACATAGATTTTTCTTTGTACTCGTTAAATTTCTGAGTAGCTTTATTAATTGGCTCGTAAATATATCTAACTGCAGGGCCATTCTTTCCGCCATCTAATCTGCGTAAGAACGTTTCCGCTTTCAATAATGATAAGTTAAAGTTATTCAATGTATTAGACAATGCATCTGCACGGCTGCGGTTGTTTAACTCATTAAATACATTCCTATTATCTCTACCAAATGTTTCGGATGCCTTATCAATGATTTGGAATATAGCTTCATCAAATGTAACGTTATTCCCTTTTTCATCAATTAGCGTACTTCCATCATATTGAGTTCTACCGCTTTTGTACATCCCTGTCATGAGTTCCTCTAACTGTTCGAGTTCGCTCATTTTAAGAGTACTAAACGTTCTAGGTGATTTAGCATCGAACATTTCGTATATCCATGGTTCAAGTTGTACAGTCGCTTCCTTATCTCCCATAATGTCAGCATCTGCATCGAGTGCTTTAATTACGGACATCATGTCAAACCCATTAACAGGTTGCAAGCCATCATACTTAGTCAATCCCATTTGGTATGCCATATGCGTATAGAAATAACGCATATTAGGCTCAATCATGATAGGGTTTTGACTACGTGTCATGCGGTTCAATTGGTCTAACAATTTAACACGCAATTTCTTAATAGCTTTTGAATTTTCAAACGCTACTCTTGCCCTTGCTTGGTTTAGCATTTGTGATTGTTTAGCATATAATGCTTCGTCAACTTTACCAACAGCCAATGCACTATCTGCTTTCTTGCCATCTCTTACGGCTTGATTTTGGTACTTCTTGTACTGGCTAGCTTGAGATAAGGTCAAATCGCCTAATTCTCTTTTAGCACGTTCCATGTATTTCGGAATAGTACCAAATCCACCATCACGAATTGCACGCACCGCATCAATGCGTTCTTGCAACGTATCCATTAGCTTTTCAATTCGTTCTTCCTTAGATAATACTTTATTGTCCATGCGTTCTTGCATACGCTCTTGTAAGCGTTCTTTTTGTTCTAGCACTTTATCTAATCGATTTGTAATTGCCGTTAAGCGTTTAGATAATTCGTTGTTTTTATCTTTTAAATCAAACTCACGCTCTTTAGCCTGTGCTTTGATTTGCTCTTGTTGCGCTTTTAGGTTATCGATTTCATCATTGGCTTTATCTAATTCTTTTGAAACACTTCCTAACTCTTTATCAACTTTTGCTTTGTCCTTTCGTAGCAATTGTTCTTTAGTTAGTTCTTGCTCAATCGGTGCTAGTTCTGCATCTAGGTTTTCGCTGTTTACATCTAGCTTTTGCAACTTATCCAATAATACCCAGTTTTTAGCTAGTTCCTTATTGGTATGTGCTTTGATTAAACGTGCTTCCTCTTGCGTAAGTTCCATTTGACCTTGATTGGATAGTAACATTTCCTCAGCTATTTCTTGGTTGGATTTGCCTGCATTAGGATCATTAACAAACTCATTTCTAGCGTTTTCCATTTCCTGTGCTACTGCTTCATCGTAAGTACTGCCAGCTTCCTCACGTTCCGCTTTTTCTAATCCCTCAATAGTTTTGTACTGCGTATCTTTCAATGCATCAACACCAAACACCATATATCGTTGGTGTTCTTTGTAGATAGGATATTCTTCGACTAAACGTTTTTCAATTTCTGATTGTACATCGTCTTTCACTTCTTCCCATTCTTTAATAGGTCGATTATCTAACTCTTTCATGTACTTACGCATTACACGTTCTTTTGCTTTTTCTTTAATGTCAGCAATGTACCCTTGCACTCGTGCCTGTTCTGTTTCGCTCAACTGTTGATACAATTTTGTATTCTCAAATTGTTCTAATGCTTGCTCATGTGCGTAGTTTTCAATGTCATCTTGCGTAGCTATCATGCGTGCCATTATATCCTTAATGTCAGATGGTAGTTCACCGCCCAATCGTTGAACACTACGATAAATACGAGTTAACCATTTAGAGAATTGACGGAATACTCGTTGCAATCCTTTCGTTGGTGCTTCGCCACTTCGTAAGTAGCTTTCCCAACCTCGTGCAAATTTCTCGTGTGCTTTGGTGTTATCTACGTTTTCGCCATCAACCCAACCGCTCCACTCTTTGAGTGCGTTCCAATCATCAAGTAATTGTTTAGGTGCATTGTCCATTGATGCTAATTTTTGAATATCATCAAAGAATACATGGCCCATTTCGTGTAAGAATGTACTTCTATCTGCGGTTTTGAAAATACTGATGATGCGTTCACCATCGCTCATGATTTCGGTCATACCATTAACGGATTGATTGTACTTTTCAATGACTTTGATTGCTTTATCATCGAACACTACAAAGTTATGACTAAGACCATGTTTGTATTTAATCCCTTTTATACCTAACTCGTTTAATTTAAGAGATGCGTTTTTGTCACCACCTAAACGTTCTGATAAATCATTATAAAATTCCTTACCAGTTTTATTAATGTCAGTCGGATCTAATTGTTTTATTTTGTTTAAGACATATTCCGACTGTTCGTTAATTGGTTTTGAGTAATCTAACATTGTATCTGTATCTGGAATTTCAACATTATATAGTGTTGGTTTGTAAACAGAAGTTACTTCAAAATTATCAATGTTATCAATTAGATATGAATTTTTTAAAACGATATCATTATAAAAAATATAATGTTTATTGTATCTTTTCTGCAACTCCTCAATAACATCAAATAGGTATTCTTTATTCACTCGTTTGTTATCAGATTTAGCTTTGGTTTTAGCATCGTTTAATATAACAGTTGCCATTCGTTCAAACTTATTATCAACAAGTGTTGGTAGTTTATTGATAGCAAATTTACTATTTTGTGTTATAAAATCTAAAACACCATCTAATTCATTCAGATTTTTAGCAACTAAATCTAAATTACTTTGTTCAGCATCTCTATTGAGAACCAACCGATTTAATAGGCTTTCTTTATTATTCTCTACATTAATGCCACCAAATATTTGCTCTATAACAGGAGCATACTCAATTGGTATATCATTACCATTTAAAGTAAATTTATTTTTAGATTTACGCTCTACTTTATATTTTTCAGCTACATTTTTGTTTTCAGTAAAATATAACCCCCAACCAAATGCTTGTGTTCCTAAACCACCACCAATACTACCTAAATCAAATTCATCAAAGTCATACGGCGAACCATGCCATGCGGATTGATAATACTGATAATTATGTTTCTTTCGGAGCTTGTCTAAATCATTTTCGTTTGGTATACTATTAATAATATTAGACCAACTAACACTCATTTGTCCGCTTGATTGGACGTTATTGACTGTTAGTTGGTTTATTTTTTTTGTATTAACATATAACAAATCGCCATTATTTATCGCATGAGAGTACCATGTAGTATTAACTCTAGGGAATATACTTTTAACCCTAGTTTGATAGCTATTTCTTCCGCTTTGAACATCAAAAACCAACGGCACATGGACAAGGTTATTTTGCGTATCTCTTAATTCAACAACAGCAATAATCTCACCTTTTACCGATGTATTAGCAACAGGGTCAAAGTTTTTGAATATTGCAATCGGATTAGATAACGCACCGGGTAACTGTTTCATAACATTTAAGTCAAACTTATGTGCATGCTTAGTGGCAAATACTTTATTAAGCATTTTCGTTGTTATATAAACATCACCAGTTGTAAATTTGTAGTCAGGATCTTTAATTGTGCTAAACACTAAAGGTGCTGACATTATTTTATTTACACCTTGTTTAAGCGTTCCGTTTTGTAAATCGTTTAATATTTTCCCCCATTGAGTTATATCGGCTTGTAATTTTTGATGCATTGCCAATTGTTGTGCATACCCTTTTTGGTTTTCTAAAACCGCATCCATTTTGATACGCACACTATCACGGAAATAATCCATAGCGGTATATCCGCCTTTGCCCTTTTGTCGCATATATTGTGCCATTACATCAGCATGTTGTGCCATTAACAACGCATTAGCTTTTGCCGTTTCACGTTGTTTTCTATCGGTACTTTCGCCAATCGCTTTAACAACTTTGTTGTACACTTCATAGCCACTCTTGGATAATTGCATCCGTAACGCTATATCGTTATCTGCTAATGTAAAAATCTTATCATGCAAGCGTTCAAGGCTTTCAATTTGTTGTAGCGTATGTTCCATATCAGTATGATGGATATTGCTTTGGTTAAGTGCTTCCGTATTATCAGCGAATGCAGTTTGTGCTTTTGCTACGCTTGAATGAAATGCTGCACGTCTACGTTCTGCATTCGTGCGTGGTGCTTTACCACCATTGTTAGATTTGTAATCAGTCAACCATTGTGGCTCTACACCGCTTGCCGTAGCTTCTTTAATATCATTGTCCATGTTGTCAAAGTCGCTTGCGTAGTTTTCACGATACTCTTGCACTAGGTTTTTGTACAAGTTGTTGTATGCTTGTTTAACCTGAGTAGGGTTAGCGAATACTTGGTCTAGTACTTCACGATCTACATCGCTTGCATCTTCAAACTCATCACGGATAATGCTTTCTTTAACACGTTGTGCTTTCTTTTCGGTAGCATCAACTAGATTATTATTAAATGCTTCCACTTCCGCTTTTGCACGTTCAAGGGTTTTCATAGACATACCGCCACGAGTAAAGTATGTGCTTTCCTCTAATGCTTTTACAGTTTCTTCCGTCAAGCCACCGCTTAATTGTGCATATTTACCAATCGGTACAGGAATGTCTGCATTAGCTTCGATACTCTTTGATACTTCCTCTTGAGTAACTATGCCACTATCAATCATGTTCTTAATAGCTTGTTGACCTTCTTCAGTTTCCGCCATTTCGTTTACGTTCACATATGCAGTAGATACACCTACATTATCCCCCTGTGCTTGTACAATCTTTCCGTACAGTTCAGGGTTTTCTTTTGCCATTTTGTTTGACGATGCATCTTGTTTTAATGCTTGCATGATAGCGTTACCATTTCGATTTTGCTCGGCCATGATTGCGTGTTGTTGTTCTTCTGGTGTTAGCTTTTGAAATTCATGGAACGCTTTCATGGTGTGAATACCACTCACACCGCCACCAATTGCGCCTAAACCAATAACGGCTGGTAATGCTTGTAGCATTGCACCGCCTGCACCTACCGCCATATCACCTATGGAATATACTCCCTCAGGGTCATTATCGTTGCGGTATAGGTTATGTTGGAATTTTTCGTTGATGTCTTGCAATCCCTCTTCAACTAATTCAGAACCGCCAGCCTTAACAGATGCTTTGGCCATTTGTGCAACAGTAGTACCAATACCCCTATTAAATGTTGCGATTGTATCACTTGTAGCACCTTGTAATACTTTTGACATAACCGCTTTAGGTGCTACTTTACCTATGCCTTTAACCATAAAACGTGTAGATGCCATTTCAATACCTGTATCAACTGCAGCATATGTCATAGCGTATTTATAGGCTTCATCATTAGAGTATACTTTATTACCATTTACATCACGTTTATTAATGAGTTCTAGGTATTTGTTACCGAATGACATTTTGTACATTTCATATGCCATGTCAGCACCGCCACCCCATTTAGCACCAGTAGCAGCACCAGCACCAACACCTACACCCTCTGTAGCCAAGCCACCGATTAATGCACCAGCAACTGCACCAGCTACCGCACCTATACCGCCTTGTTTAGCCATCATGTAGCCTTGTCCAGCGGTTTCACCGATTACAGATTGTGCTACATCTAGTCCATCTGCATGACGATAATTTGAAAGGTTAGTTTGTAATCGTTGAATTTCGTTTGTTAATTCTTCGATTTTCTTAGGGTCTGTAGTGTTGGATAATTCATAACCAGCATCGCCCAATTTCATCTGATCATTGATAGACCATATATTCTGTTGGATGCTATCCCATATACCATGAGTAGATTTGATAGACTGCAAGTTATCTAAACTATATATAGCCTCTGATTGTGAACCATATTTAATTTTGTATAACTCTGGGTACTCATCATATAGCGACTGTACTGTTCGCCCTCTATCAACTTGATTAGCAAGATAAGCTGCCCTCGTGAACCCTGTTTCACCGCTATTTAAGATAACATCTGCACCGATGTTTAATTTATTAGCATAGTCTAATGCTGCATTAGCTTTTACTGCATCATTACTTGCATAGATAAAACGTGCGGATGCAGCTTGCAAGGCTGGGTTATTTATAATAGGGTTTTCCTTTAAAGCCTCACCAATGGTAGATACAGTTTGTAAGGTTCTATCCTTACCGCTACCAGTTGTATCGACTAGATAAGGTGCATCTGCTAAACCGCCTAACGCATTACCTACTTGTTTTACTGCATCTACTGCATTACCTACAACTCCATTAACAGGTGTGCCTAATTCTCCATGATCGCCATCCTTGTTAATAAATGGGTTGATTTTCTGTTGTTCTATTTTCCATGGGTTATTAGACATATTTCCACCTATCCCTCAATATTATACTTAGCATGGAACGTACCCTCATCCATATCTTCAAAATCACCATTAGATTTATAAAGTCTTATATAATGTGTATCACCAAGTACTTTCCAATTAACTATACCATCACCAGCCAACATAGCCATCGATGTATTAGTTTTATAATTATCTCCATTTTGCCAAAAGTGCTCTACTTTTGTTGTTTCTATTATTGTATTACCTGCTATTTCATGTGCAGCCCAATCTAACTCAGTACTTGTTGGTTCTCTTCCCTCAGATGCTCTAAACTTAGATACCCATGCACCCATTTGTTGTTTAAAGCCTATCTTTGCTAA